TTATGTAAATGTTTGGTAAAACATTATTTACAAAATAAAGAATATAATATGAAAATAATGTCGTTTTTGATATTACAATTAGATATAAATATAGATCATCTTAGCAAGGTAGAAGAAATGATGGTTAAAGAAAGTGAAAACGACAATAGTTTAGTAGAAATACCTGATAAATTTTTAGATCCAATTATGATGACTTTAATAAAAGAGCCGGTAGAATTACCATCATCATCTATTATTGTAGACAAATCTACAATTTTACAACATTTGTTATATAGTGAAGAAGATCCTTATAGTAGGAAACACTTAACTTCAGAATTGTTAGAAAAACATAATATGAAAGAAGATGTACTTAAAAAAATAACTGAATTTAAAAATGAATTAGAAGAATGGCAAAAGAAAAACATGTAATGTAGTGATTAGAATATACGTTATACTGATAAGTGTAATATTTTTTGGTCATCCTGTGATTTTTTTTTATTATGATCTATTAAAATTTCACCTAATAAAAAATGGGTAAGAAAACTAAAAGATAAAGATGGAAATGAAATAAATATATACAAACTTGAAGTAGAAAGATGTGTGTCTACTTCTAACATTACCCATTTTTATAATATATAAACTTAGAAAATTATTATTTTTAGTAAATTAAAAATTTTATTTTAATTTAATGAAAGTAAGAAAGATTTATATTCATATTAAATATTTATTTGCGAGAACGTCTGCGTCTGTTAGAGCGTCTGCGTCTAAGATTACGTCTGGAACGTCTGCGTCCGCCTGCGGGCACTCCGGCCTGTGCGTGTAGCACGTTTCTTTTATAATCGGTATCAATACCCTCATCAGCATTTCTACACTCTTGCTGATTATCATACATTTTATCAAACTCTAGAGGATCCGTAATAAAAAAACCTCCGGGTTTACATCCAGTCTCATGACCCGCAGCGCTATAACCCTCGCAAGGACACTCCAGACACTGTTCACATTCCCCCCCTCGCTGTGTTCTACGTCTGTTAGAGCGTCTACGTCTGGAACGTCTGCGTCTGGAACGTCTGCGTCTGGAACGTCTGCGACCACCTTCTGATACGGCGGTTGATTTCTTGGTGCACCACATACCGTTTGTGCTCAACTCGCATTCAGGGTTAGCTTCACATGCATTAGCATCTGCTCCAATACATCCAGAGTCTGCTACTTGATTTGAACAACAGCTCCTTACTCTCCAGGGCTTACGCACTCCTTTTATTATTGCAGGAACAGTTATCACTTGACATTTATTAGAATCACAATCTGTTATGTCATAGCAATTTCCATCTGTTATACACCCTGCGGCTTTCAGGTAATCTTTGGTAGTTTGAAATGGGGCGGGAGTGGCAGCGGGGGCTGCTACTGGAGCGGCGTCCGGGTCACATTCGCTGGTGCCTTGGGGACACGCATTGAGTGGTTGCGATATACATGTATTTGCAGAGGTTGTACAGTAGATTCCTCCTCTCTGTGTTCTACGTCTAGTTCTGCGATTTCTACGTGAAATACGTCTTCGCGATCTTGTTCTTGGCATTTATAATATAATTATAGAAAAATATTGTGAGTTAATTAAAAGAGAATTAAATTTTAAATAAAATTAAATTATAAATTTTAACTTTTTGTTAAAATATATATAAAATTTGCAAAATCGGCGTTTTACATGTTCAAAGGTGTAATATGATTTGTTTCTTGATAAACTATGAGTTGAATGCGTTTATTATAAGAAATAGATATTTTTTTTTTACCATTATTTGGATATTTAAAGAAAATAAAAGATTTATTATAATACACTTATTTTTTTAAAAATGACTACATTTAAAGGACGTGACAAAAAAAGAAATAAACATAAGAATATTTTAACACTTGATGCACGTCACAAAGAAAAAGTTAAATATTTTACAAATTTAGAACAATCTGTAAATGAAAAAGAACAAGAATTAATAGAATTAAAAAATAAAATAGAAGAAATGGATGTGACTATGGAAAATTATTTGGAATTGATAGAATATAAGGACCAAATTCATAATTTAGAAAAAGAAATTCAACAAATAAAGAGAAATAAAGAAGAAAAGAATTATTATTTAGATGTTGGTGAATTATTATATCAATATTATGGAACGAAAAATACTCAACAAACGAATTCGTATGCTTATAGTGAAAAAAATAAAAATATAAAAAACGATGATATATCTATTATGTCTTTTTTTTCAAGGAATATAGATAGTAAAACGAAGATAAATAAAAATATGAACAAAGAGAAAAATGAAACAAAAACAAGAAAAGAAAGAATAAGAACAATGTCTGTTTCAGGTTTATTTAAAGAATATATGTCTTGTGTCGATAATTCGTTTTTAAAAAAATGTGAAACAGAAGAAGTAAATGTTTGTGTTCATTGTGATGCTAAATTAACATTATATTTATCGGAAGGTGTAATGGTATGTAAAAATTGTGGTTATGAAGAAACAGTATTAATAGATTCAGATAAACCGTCCTACAAAGAACCTCCAAAAGAAGTTCAGTTTTTTAGTTACCAGCGTATCAATCATTTAAATGAATGGTTGGCACAATTTCAGGCGAAAGAAACAACACAAATACCGAATGAGTTATATGATAAAATTTTATTAGAGATTAAGAAAGAAAGAATTACTAATATGGCAACGTTAAGTATAACAAAAGTTCGAGAAATATTAAAAAAACTAAAATACAATAAATATTATGAACATATACCACATATTATTAATAAATTAAATGGTATACCACCACCAGTAATATCAAGAGAAAATGAAGAAAAAATAAGGAGAATGTTTAAAGAAATTCAAGCACCATTTCATAAACATTGTCCTAAAGGTAGAAAGAATTTTTTATCTTATTCATATGTGTTACATAAATTCATGGAACTACTTTCAATGGATGAATTTTTGATATGTTTTCCATTGTTAAAAAGTAGAGAAAAATTACATCAACAAGACCAAATATGGAAAAAAATATGTAGAGAATTGCGGTGGGAATATGTCCCAAGTTTGTAAATTATTTTGGTGTTGATTTTTATTTGTTTATAGTATTTATTTGTTTATAGTATTTAATTTTTTCTGTTATTTTAAATACGATTGTTTAAGTATATTTACATACGCGGAAATTTAACAAGATTTGCGCCAATACCTAAACCGGCACCCTGTCGTGCGCCAGAAGCTAAACCACTTGCATACATATCTAAAACGGCAAATGTAGCAGCGGCAGTAAGTGCAATCATAGCTATTTCTTCCCAATTAAGTTTTGCTTTTTTAGAAGGTATGACAAAAGCGGCAAGAGCAACCATTGTGCCTTCTACAAAATATTTGAAAATACGTTCAAGTAAAAGTTTTACATCAAACTCGACACCAGATAATTCACTCATTTTCTTATAATAATTAAATAGAAAAAAAAAATAATTTAAAGATTATTCTAAGTAGGTCTCTTATAAAGAATTAATGAGTAATATGGAACAAGAAGAAGATTTTCTAGAAGTTGATACACCTATTAATGGACAAAAATATTGTTTGTTATCATTTGTTTCACCTGAAAAGATGTTAAAGCAGAAAAATTTATTTGCTTTCCACAAATATTTAAAGCATAGACATCAGGAGACTGAAAATAAAAATAACAATAACAATAACAATAATAAGCAAGGAGATGAAGTAGAGGAAAAAGATTATGATTTAACTTTTGATAAATTTACTGAAACATACAATACTTTTTTATATGCTCATCAAGAAAATATTGATAGTGAGTTTAATGAATTAGTTGATTTTAGAACATCTGTTCGAGGTTTAAAAGTACGAGGTGTTTATGAGACATATAGAGAGGCAAAAGTAAAAGCTGCTAGATTACAAAAAGTGGATAGAACATTCCATGTATTTATAGGACAAGTTGGTTATTGGTTACCTTGGGATCCAGAGCCAGATGGTATTGAAGATCAAGAATATTTGAATAAACAATTGAATAATCTTGTTCATGAATATCAGAAAAATCAGGAATATAGGGATGAAGTTTTTGGGGACCGTGTACAACATAGTAAAGATGAATCCAGAAGAGAAGTAGAAGAAAATCGTTCATCAAACGCTAATCCATCTTTAGATGTGAATGAAGATCATCCATTACAAAGTAACAAAACGGCTACATTGAGTGATACAAATGATGCTTTACAAGGAGAAGATCCGTGGATGGCACGAAAGAATGCCGAAGATGAAGTAAATGTGGAAGAACAAAATGGAGATAGACCTCGTGTACTTGAAATTTAATCAATTTATGTTAGCATGAAACAAGCTATTTTGTTATTCGTATGAAATTATTATAATAGAAGCGATACATTTTCATTTCATAAATATTTATATTTATAAATAATAATGAAGGCATTAAGCTTATTATTATTATTTATAGGTTCATTATTATTAGTATCTGGTATTACCCAAGAAAATATGTTGAAAAAAAGTAAAGTCTTGTACAAATATTTTCCAAGTATCACATTTGATCGTCAATTTCAAAATATTAATTTACAAGAATCTTTACCTGCTTTATTTGATGAAGAATACAATCAATTCTATAGATAATCATAATATCTGAAAAATAATTATACAAACGTAAAATAAATAGTACATTTAGTATGTTTTTTTTACATTAATTGTTGGACCTCTTTTTCTAAAATTATTTAAATTGAAAACGTCATCATCGTCATCGTCATCATTATATTTACTATTATGATGTTCCCAAAATTCAGGAACACCTATTTTAAAATCAGGATGCGGTTCAGCTTTGTACCAGAAAACTTGATCTTCTAATTTATTACTCTTTGCGTTATTATGAATGACTAAACATTCATAATCTTCCGTACATTGGTCCATTACTTGTTTGAATACATCAAAAGATGGAAACATACCAGCATAATGTTCATATAATTTTTTTCTATTAGATACATAATTTTCTCTTAGAATAAAAACATAATCTATATTTGTTCTTAAATTTGGGGGAATACCAAGAGCATATTGCATTGTAATAAGAAACATAATTTTATAATGTCTTCCGTTCATAAATAAAGAGCGGACATTAGAATCACGCGTCCAGGTATTATCATATAGACAATCATCTAATATTAAAAATGCCCTTGGATCTATATTTGAATATCCTTGAACGGATATTTCTTTATTCATTTTTTTTACTACAATTTTTTGTCTCTTAAGGGCATTTCTAACAATTTCAGGTGAATATGCCTCATGAATAAAAAGACTTGGAACAATTTTACCATAAAATGTATTAGCACCTTCTGTTCCTGAAATAACTGTTCCTATTGGAATATTTTGATGATAATATAACAGGTCTTTTACTAAAAAACTTTTACCTGTTTCACGTTTACCTATAAAAACACATACTTTATCACTCTTTATTTGTCGAATATCAAATTTTTTAAGTTGTAAATTCATTATTATTTATATAGACATTTTATAAAAGATATTGACGCAATCTTAAATGGAATATCGTTATGCTGGTTTGATGTATTGCTTAGATAAAGATACTTAAGATAAATAAAAATAATATATTGTATGACTTCATTAAAAAATAGATTAAAAAAAATATATTCCAATCCTACACTTTTGGAAGAATATGAGAAAATATTAAATATTACTCAATCACAATATTATTATCCGGTATTGTCTTTATACTATCATATAGATAATGATAAAATTGATAGACGACTTATGAAATTCCAAACGAGATATTATATATCTAAATTATTATCAAAAAATGAAGCAATAGTTAATAATAAGAAAACAAATATTTTTATTAAAAGTAATCCAATAGTGGAACCTTTACCTTATATAAGAGGTGAATATTCGCAATTATCGACATCCTATTATTTATCTTTTTTTTATAATACGTTGACTATTCATAAAATAAATAACGTCGATAATAGTAGTTATATAGATGCGTTTTGTTCTTTATTATGTAGTACATTAGTGGAAAATAAAAAATGTCCATCATTTCCTTTATTTTATGATACATTGTCTTGTATATCTGAATGTTTTAGATATGATATAAGTGAAGAATATGATTCTATTTGTTATGAGGAATGGTATTTAGATAATGTAAATAAAAAATTTCGTTTGATTGTTGAAGGTGATACAGGTAAACATTCATTGATTCGTAGGAATAGGAATAAAATTCATATTTTACAAAATGAAAAGAAAACGAATAATGAATTTTCTGTTATTGAATTAGATACTGATATACTATGTGTAAATACCAGTGTAAATAAAAATGAAAATAATGAAAATAATGATAATAATGAAAATAATGATAATATAGAAATGGAAGAAATACATTTTATTGAGGATGAAGTAAATGACCTAATGTCATTAAATCATATTCATGATTCTACTATAGAATCTATTATAAACTATCACAATAATGATATACATATGGTAGATCGTGATATGAATGAAGATGATATAAACATAGATAATATGAATATGGCAGATAGTGATAGTAGTGGGATAAACTCCGTTCATAGTGATACAAATGATAGTTGTAGCACAGATTCTAACCCAAATAGTAATACAAATATAGAATATTTTATTGAGATAAAACAATTTCCTACACAATTATTAGTTTTGGAAAAATTAGATATTACTTTTACAGAATTATTAGAAATAAAAAAAGAATGTATGGAATTATGGGATTGTAATGAAATATTGAGTATATTATTTCAAATATGTTTTGGCTTGTCAGTAGTACAAAAAGAATACTATCTGGTTCATAATGATTTACACGCAAGTAATATTATGTTTAAAGAAACGAATAAAAAATATTTATATTATTCTTATCATCAAGTTTATTATCGAATACCTACCTATGGAAAAATAACGAAAATTATAGATTTTGGGAGAGCAACATTTTATTATAAAAAGAGATTTTTTGTAAGTGATACATTTAGAAAAAATGGTGATGCTGAAGGTCAAGTTTCTTATCCATTTAAAAAAAATAGAAAAAATAATGTTATACCTAATAGAAGTTTTGATTTATCATTATTGGCAATTACAATACAAACTTATTTTAATGATAGCGAAAATAAAAATAACATTTATAAAGATATAAATAAATTATTAATTCGTTGGACTACAAATAAATATGGTGAAACGATTACCGAATGTGATACTTTTGATATGTATTTAAAAATAGCAAAAACAGTAGATAATGCCATACCCATCAACCAATTGAATGATAAAATATTTCAAAGATTTATTGTTAAAAAAAGAGATATACCTAAAAATGAATGGATTTATTACTTATAAAAACATACATAATAATCAAAAAACAATGAAAATATGACTTGAAATAGAATCCTACAGGTGAAAAATGAGTAATACTATTGAGAAAATGATGAATTTAAAAGGTTGGTTTACCAGTCATTATAGGTTGTTGTAAAGTAGAAATATTCGCTACTGCTGGTTGTGTTTGTATTGTAGGCATTTTTTCGCCTCCTCCGGATAGTTTTTTAGATGACAATACATAATGTAAAGTATATAGAACGATAATACTTCCTAAGGATGATGCTAAAAATACTTTCAGTAGTTCTAATAATTTCATACTTGTAGGTACAGTATTTGTTGATTCTTTATTTGTACGTTGTTGTAATTTATAGATTACGGTAGAAATAACACCGATGAATAATGATTGAATGTAATATTTATTGAGATAGTCACGGATTGTCATTTTATATTTTTATAATAATATTAAAAAAATATAAAATTTCCGAGAGAATGTTTTAGACATTTGTATTTTTCATAAAATATAGTATCATTTATATATCTTTAAAAAATTCAATGTTTGTAATGTTATTTGTTTTTTCGTTATGTTCATGTTCATCTATGTTATTAATAGCATAAATATTTACTTCTTCTAAATCATTTTCTACATCATTTTCCAAATTGTCATCATTTTGTTTCGATTCTATTTTTAATTTTATATTTTCATCATTTTCTAATGGATTGTGTTCTGTGTTGGGCACTTGATTTATAAAATGATTTGTTTCTGAATCATCTGTCCTATTTTGATTTGTATCAATGTCTATTTTTTTTACAATTACATTTTGAGAAGATGGTTCTTTTAAAGCATAACTCATATCTTTTGTTGTATTTGTATTTATTTTAGAATTTGTAGGCGATAAACGTGTATTTGTATTAGTATCAATAAATATTTCTTTTTTGGGATATAAATGATCAGATATTGTATCGTTTAAAATAATAGTATTATTTGTTTTTTCCATATTTCCATCATTATTAGTATGATTCGTTTCATGTATGTCTATGTTATCGTTAGCATCATTATCATCATTATTTATATGTTTGCTTGTATGAACGTTACTATCATCACTTAAATGATTATCTACATCATTACCGGTATAATTGTTGTTTGTATTATTTGTTATATTACTACTACTCGTTCGTTCTATATTATCTATTGGATAATTACTATTTTCACTTATATTATTTGTGATACTATGATTAGTGTCCGTATGATTTGTTTGTTTTTCAGAATCAAGTGAATTATCATTATTATTATTATTTGAATTATCATCATTATTATTATTTGAATTA